CCGGCTCAACAATATCGAGTTCAATCTCGGGGTCGTCGTGGTCGCCCGCAACGAGGTTAAGCTCGATGCCGGCTATCCCCTCAATTGCGCCATCACGCGCAGCCTCTGCTGACTTTGCAGTCCACTCCTGCTGATCGAGAACATACCGGATGCAGGCGGTTGCTAGATCGGCCCCCTCTTCGTGTTGAGGTGTCCTTGGAAAGGCTTTCGGGTCTTGCCTCAGCCGCTCAAGAACACCAACAACGCCGTCAATCTTCCGGCCGATGCGGTTATAGGTCGTTATCGGCTGCTTGCGCTTCTTCAGCGCCTTGATTTGCGCCGCAGTCCATTGCGAGCCGTGGTAATAGCGCCTTGCGTCCTTCTGCTCGTCAATCTCTTCGCGCTTGTTACCGAGATAATCGGTATAGGCGCGCTTTAGCTTGTCGTGCCCCCAATACTTCCCCGTCTTGTTGTTTGACTGTGTTGAGTTGTTCGTTGCGGCGGTTGGCGTGCCGGAACTGTAATCAGCTTGCATCTAGGTCAAGCAACCATCCAGAGGCCATCATCGTCTTCCGATTCCCGCTCGCTATATCCACTGTTGTCTTCTTTTGGCTCTGGCCTGCTTATCGGCTCGCCAGCAAGCATCTTGTCGAGTAGTTGGCCGACAAGGCCTAATGCATCGACCTGGTCGTCATGCTTCCCGGCTGGAAAAGATAGAAGTTCAGACCGGAAAGCCGGATACCAACCCTGTCCGTGAGGAACATGTAATCCATCAAGAGCCATTCTTCCTCGGATCGACTGCGCTCTGACAGCCTTGTCACCCCGAGTCGGGAAAGCGTCTCGCGCAACGAAAGCTCTCCGCTCGCGAGATCGTCGATCAAGATAAGGCCCCACACCGGCTCTGATCTGTCCTTGCTCTTCGGCCCAGCCAATGGGTTTCCATTTCAGGACAAGATCGCAGAAAGCCTCCACCCAATCGTTTGATGCGGCCTGCTTGCGCCAAAGGTCGAGCAAATACATCTTGCCGTCAGGGTCGAGGCCAACGACAACATGCACTGTGTAATCGCCACCATCCGCCGTTACGGCATAATCACTCGCGCCATAGACGCGGAGTGTTTTAAGATCAGGCAGGTTGTCGTATGGCCTCAACCATTCAGACTTGAAGTAATCGCCCTCTTCGGGGGCAGGCGCCTGCTGATACAGCGCAGACCACATCATCGGCGTTTCTTCGCGCTGACGTTGGCGAAGATACTTGCCGTAGTCGTAGCCCGTTGGATCGTCCCAGAGATATTCTCCGGGCTTGCGGCCTAATTGGTCATCTTCAGTTGCGATTGCTGGCAGACATAGAATGCGGGCATTCAAGATGCCCTTACTGATCTGCTCAAGAACGCGGCCGGCAATGTCCTCTTCGTGCCAGCGCGTGTGCATGATGACGCGGCGGGCATTCGGCTTTAGGCGGGCTGAAAAGTCCGAGACGTACCATTCCCAGCGCTTTTCCCTGACTGTCTCCGACCAAGCATCCTCACGAGACCCGAACGGATCATCGATCAATCCAAGATCAGCACGAAAGCCAGAAATACCAACGCCAGCACCGACGCCGTAATATTCTCCGCCTGAGTTTAGCGCCCATCTTGCGGCCGCCTGGTTTGTCTGGTCTGGCTCAACGCCAAGGATCAGCGCATTCTCTTGAATGTCATTCCTGACCCGCCTGCCCCATCTCTCCGCAAACTGGATCGAGTGAGTGGCTGCCAGAACGTTGTGTGTCGGATTGACCGACATGTACCAAGCCGGGAACAGATGCGAGACGTAGGTGCTTTTGGCCGAACCTGGGGGCGCAAAGATCAGTAGGTTCTCGGTCTCGCCCCGGGCAATGGCTTCCAGTTCTTTGATGATCAGGAGGTGATGAGCTGCTGGTTCAAAGCCCATCAGCCTCGCGTATTCAGTTAAGCTGCGACGGATCGAGCGCCGGTTCAGCAACTCCTTCGCTGCTTCCGACCGCGATATCTGCGAGTTCATCGTCATTCAGGTCTTTGGCTATCGCCCTGCGAACCGTTATGTCGGTCGTCTGATTTGGCTTGCCCCAGCCACGATCAAGCAGAGCAACAGCCGCACTGACACGAGCAGCGGCGTTGACCTCTACGCTCTCCATGATTTCTTTAAGGGTCTTCAGGGCTTTCTCAGTATGAGACCGCGCCAAAGATCGGATTTCTACAGGGGCTTTAGCCATTTAGGTGCTTCGTGCTATTCACGCAAAAGGCTTTCGGGGATTAGGCGCTGGCACCACTTGCAGACATCAAGTCTGTTCTCAGCAAGCCAATCTCGCCTTTGAGCGATCAATCCCTTCGCACCGGTTACCCCAATTCCTGGGTTTCTCTTTGCCAGTTCAAGCGCAACAAAATCGTCCATTATTTGCTCGTGGGTATTTGCTGCTGCGCTACGATCTTCGTCTCTGGGTAAACTTGCTTAATCAGACGAAGTAATCCGGGATCGGACAACTGTGCTTTGTTTAAAACCAGATACCCGCCTCCAGGCGGCGGTGATGGAAACAGCATTCAGCCTCTTCTATTTCGGCTCTTCAGCCTTCTAGGCCTATCCCATTATTTAGGACCAGCGCGGCCGACTCGCGGCATCGTCTGGCGGCCCCGCGCGGAACGGGGGAATGTGCTTGATTGAATCTCGCGGGCCGGTCGCTACTCCGGCTTCCCGGCTCTACTCTCCTTGCGGAGCGCCCGCCGTTACCGGGACCATTATTGGGCTAGTCAGGGTGTCTGCTTTCCACGCCGCCGCGAGAACTTGGAGCCCAGAGCCGGAGAAGCTAATGGCTACACGCAAAATTGGTCGAGACGCCAAGAACGGGCAATTTATCCCGGTCAAGGAAGCCCAAGATCGCAAGTCGACGGCTACTGTTGAGACCATCAAAACGAAAGGCCGATAGGCCCTAGTTTTAGGCGGGACCGGGCTCACCCCCTGCAGCCATCGACCACATGGCGAGCCTCTTTGACCTGCTGCACACCCGCACCAGCGAAATCAACCGCGAGATTTCGGAATTTTACCACTCATTGCCCGAAACACTTCGCAAGCGACATCCCTAGCCATAGCCCCGGCGTAGCGCGTATGCGCCTCAATGAGGTCAGCCCCCGCAGATGCCATCTCGGGGGTTATCTCAATCTCTTCATCTACGCCGGCCTGTCGTTTCTCATTCATAGGAATATTCGCACATTTGTGAAGTATATAAGTGCGAGAATTTATTGCCGATCATAACGCACTCGCTAAAGCAGCCAAACCAATCTTTGCCGCCGAAGACGTGAACTCAAAATCACCCAGCTCTTCAGGCTCTTCGTAAACTACTATCGCATTTACTGCGTGATAAACACGGTTTCCGTGGGCTTCCAGAATCTTTAAACCACGCCGGAATGCCTCTTGGGCTTGCTCGCATTGCTCATCCGTAAGCTCTTCAGGATGAGTTATGGAATCTTTCCACGCCTTATGGATTGTTCGCCACTTTACGCCGGCCTGGTATTCTTCCTCGGTGATCTTCTTGTTGACCCGGATCCTTCCAAGTGGGCATTCAAGGCGGCTGTCCAATGGATCGGAAAAGTCTCGCCGGTTCGGATTCTGTGACGCCCTCTCAACGCGGTCAAAGTCTTCTCGGTTACGCTCACGCAATGCTGCGTTGAGTTCCATTTGACCTCGCTGGTAATTCACCTTTCTCGGTCTAACACGTGCTTTTTCTCGTGTGGTGCAAAGTGAACCACGCGCCGTGTTATTTTCTTGAAAATTCTTCTTCGTCCGGCTTTTCAAGCCCTAGTTTGACCGACAGGGCGTAAATCGCTGACCTCACAGCCCCAGATAACGAAACACCATGAGCTGCCCGGATCAATTCCAGCCGAGCACGGTCCTTGTCTCTAAGGCGGATATGAATCTTCTTGTTAGCCATTAGGCTGCCTCGATGGTTCGGTACTCGTACCGCCAATAGCTATCGCAGTAGCCGCTATAGACCGTGCCTTTTCGTTCAACGTATTCCAGCCAACGGCAATCCCGCGTGTAGACTTGCACTGGATACCAGGCAAACCAGAGGTGCCATTGGGTCTTCCGCGCGTAGGACTTCCCACAATCGAATTTCATAAGTCGCCTCTATTTTGCGTCGGGGATCGCGTCGAATTGCTCTTTTGAGATTCCATAGCCCTCGCAGAACGCCTCTGGCGCAATCGTCTTGATCGTTGACGACTTTGGACCGATAGCTAGGCCAACCTCCGCACAGCGCCTTTGTAGTTCCTCGTATGTTGGCTTGGGGCGCCCATCGGTGATTGCAAGCGATTTTCTCTCGGCAATCTGCCTGCGCTCTGCAGATTCCCTCTCCGTCGCTCGTCGCATCGGTCCAAAGTGGGCTTCGCAGGCGAGTTTTACGTCCGCAATATCCGGCAACCCGGTCCATATCTCACCAGTCTTTGGATTCCGCTTCGGATGGGCCGCCATTCCGGTCCTTGGGTCAGTCACGTACCGGATCGTATCGGGCGGATAATCAGCCAGAACCGCCGCAACACTGGCAACGTAAGTGTCAGGATCATTAGCATCGCCCCGGCGATACTGGCCGAACAACAGCCTCGCCCTCTCCGCCGCATAAGTCGCTTGGAGCTGGTTCGTTGAATTTGGCGAGGTTTGCGACGAGCCGATCTGCGGCATCGATGACATTGCTAGTTTTTGCATGTTTTTTCTCTTGGAGGGTTGCTGTGATCCAGGCTATTGGGTCCACGGGTGACTTCTCAAACGCACTCAAAATCAAATCACAGACGCGGGCATGGTCATCGCCGCACGTCTTTAGCCATCTCCCCACCATCGGCCTTGCTTGTTTTTCACCAACCCCAAGAGCTATCAGGGCTGGTAGTCCCTCTCCCCACAATCGATCGCGCGGTGACGCGAAAGCGTCCGAAGCGTTAGCTTCGGAACTATGTGGTTGTGGTTGGTTCAGCTCGGCTGAAGCTGAGCTGAAGCTTTGCTTCGACTTTCGCTTGTTCCAACTGGCCCTACCTCCTTTCGATCCAGCTCGGGCGCGCTCCTCGTGTCTCTCACGGGCTGTGGCAAGCTCTGCGTCAATACGGAAGTGTTGCCAGTTCCCATCAAAGAAGTCGGCTATCGTGTCGCGAACGGTTGTCCATTCGGAGGCCGTCAGGCGAGCGATACGCGCAAGTTTGGATTCATCGGACGGCAAGCCGCCGTTGCACCAGTAGTGAAGTATCAGAAGAAAATACGCCCCATGCTCAAGGGTCGTTAGATGGCCTGTATCTGCCAGATAGTCCGCTGGGTAGAATGGCATCCATGGCATGCTCAAGCGGCCACCTCGCTATTGTCCTTTGCGATGAGGTCCATTGCAGCGCCTACTGGCTCCATTGCATTGCCGCTGCTATCGCGCGGAAGAGCCAAGCGGCACGTCTCAAACGGAACACCAGCCTGCAATGCAAGGCTCAGCATCGTCGATGTTGCCCTGACCGTCGTATCTATCTCGGTCCCTGTTTTTTTGCAGGTCACGAATAGCTCGGCTATTCCGTCCCATGCGCCATCACGCGGGAACGGCCCCTCGTGCGCGATGAACACAAGTCTTCCATAGCTATATTCAAAGCCGTAAGCCGGTCTTCGGTTGGGTAGTCTTTCCCTCATGCAACGTCCTTGCTATCGAGATTCCGCTTTGCAAGTTCGAGGTAATAAAGCTCCCGGACCTCTTCCAATTTGACCGGCGTAAGTTCAATGGCTTCCCCGAATATCTGCTTGGCAATGCGCCTGAGCATTTCGTCTTCGGTCTCTTCGGTCATTTGGCCCCGCCGTTGTCAGGTTTACTGCGTCGCATTTTTCTATTTTTTGCTTGCGTACTTAGAGAGGCCCACCGGCAATTATTGGGCTCATAATTTCCATCTCCATCAATTCTATCGAGCGTGTAGCCAGCTGGACGCTCACCCATATCAATTAGAAAATTCGCAAACTCCCTCCACCTCTCGCATACTGAAATCCCGCGGCCACCATAATACTGGTAACCGCGGCTGCTTGGTTGTGTGCATCTCGACCACATTGAGCGCCACGATGAATATTCCCGGGTGCGCCCGGATGAGCCACCGTGCTTATTAGGACGGAGTTTGGCCGATATGCTTGCCTGACAGCCGCAGCTTTTTGTGGCGCCGCGTCGCAGGTTGTTGCCAGTTACAATGGTTGTGTTTCCGCAGTCGCAAATACAGCGCCAAAGCGCCTGATTGTTTGGGTGCGTACCAGAGCGCTCCACGACCACAAGCCGGGCAAATCGCTGGCCCGTAACATCCTTCAGCGCATAATCTCTTCTCATTCTATGACCGCGAGCTGTGCAAAGTCTTTCAGACGCAAAACGACCAGCGGCTCAGTCTTGTCATCGCGCACAACCAGCGCATAGTTAGTCCCGAGATATCCGTAGATCGTCCCGAAGGCCCTCTTCCGCCGCTTGCATTCAAACTTGCGGTCGATGCCTTGAACCGGGCATTCAACATCGGCCTCAAATGATCCGCCCTTGACGGCGCCAGAAAGAGGAACGCGCTCGGCTGACAAGCCGTGGTCCTGCAGGATGTTCACGACCTCACGCTCAAATGATGAGCCCTTGCGCTTGGAAGGATTAGCCATCAGCGCCGCTCCAATGCTGACCACCCGGGCAAGGGATCGTTGTGAATGATGGCCGTTGCATCCCCGCTTGCCATCCGTTGGGCGTAAGCCTTCGCTCTCTCAAACCATTGCCGTCTTGTGGATTCGGGGATTTCAAGTCTCGGCTCGTCATTGCCAAGCAGGTGTGGATTCCGCTTTGCGAGCCGATGATCCCTGACCTTCAGGCGGTGGACTTCTCTCCTCTCGGGATGGAGAGCGAATTGAACGGTTTTCTTCGCGCAGCCGATACGGTCTGCAATGGTCTGATCCGGAAGACCCCGCATCTTCATGTCGCGGGCGGCTTCTATGTGTGCCCCTGTGAGCCTCATGCGACACCCAAGATTTTTTGGCTGATCATGTCGACCTCTTGCGCAAGGTCCGGGTTTGACCCGATCTTTCGCTCGATCTTTCTCACTCCATGCAGAACTGTGGTATGATCCCGTCCAAGCTTGCTGCCGATGTAGGGGAGCGAGCGACCCGTCATCTTGCGGGACAGATACATCGCCACTTGCCGAGGGGTCGCAATTGTTCTTGGTCGGCGCTCGGAAATAAGATCAGTCTGATCAACATTGTAGTGTTTGCAGACAGCCTTCAGAATCTCCGCGATCTTGGGCTGGCGGCGCGCAAAGCTGATGTTTTGCCGGCACCAAAACGTCTGTCCGCCATACCTGGCTGTAATAGTCATGGAGACGGACGCTGATGGCAGAGAGTAAAGCGGCTTGGGTTCTGCCGGCTTCTCCAGCGCCTGTTCCTCTTCGGGATTTACATCAAGCTCGGGATGGAATCGCCGCAGACGTTCGAGCAGCAATGCGCTCGCCATCACAGCGTCACGCCGAGAAACCGGAATGTTTACGCCTTCCCTTACTGCCATTTCAAAGCCCCATTTTGTTTATTGGAAAGAACACACACAGAAGAGAGTTAGAACTACGCCTACGCAAAACCACGCTAGGTTGATTGCGAGGGTGTTAGGCATCTCCTAGTCACCTTTCTTCAGTCTTTTTTCCTCCAGCCACAGCAAGAGCTTGGCCCACAGAGCTTTCAGTAGCCGCATTGATTTGATCCTTAAGTGCCGCGATGCGCGCGGCGCGGTTGGCGTTATCTTGCTCAACGCGCTCACATAGAAGCTCGTACTGGCGTAGGATGTTGAACCCGGAAATTAATCCAGGTTCCTTTGCCTCATGCCCGTTCGCCAGATACTTCCTGAGCCACGACGACGAAACGCCCACAGTCTGCGCGACTATCTCGTAAGCCGTCATCCGCGAACCGGTGCGATACGTCTCCCTCTCGACAAGCGCTGCCGCCGCCGATCTCGTTAATCCGTTCATAGTCTCCCCACTCACCATTGTCGTTTTCCGGTCAATGTTTGTCTGCACCTGTCTGTCCTCCTGTCCTATGTTCCAGAACGATGGAGAACGAACTTCAACTAAGTACCTACGCTTTGAACTCTCGCCTGATGCAGCGTTGGCGCGCTGGCATCGGCAGCAACGTGATTAGTCTTTCAGTTTTCCAAAGATGCGAAGATCGATCAGTATCCAGTAGGCGCCAGCAGCGCCCGCCAGCACGAATTGGTCGATGTAAAACCGACCACCAATCAGCTCATGCGCTACACGCGCAACCGTCATGAGGACGAAGAACACGAGGAGCGATGCAATCCATTTACCCAGCGTGTTCATGTCGCTGTTGCCTCGCAGTGATGTGAAAAGATGCCGGCGGGAGGAGTTGCCTCGACTCCCGCCGGCCATGCGCACGTTTGGGGGAGGAGTAACGCGCGCAAGCTGGAATAAAAGGACCGCATTTGCGCGGTCAGTTTGCTTGCAGCCAGGGAGGACCGCGAGGTCGGAGAAACGAAACCGCGCGAAGTTGCTGCAAGGGTTAAAATGGATTTGCTGTTGATCGCGCTGCTCTGCTGGTCAGGCGCGCTGACGTGTTTTGTTTTGTCTGTGTGGAACGCAACGGAAAGTTGAGTCGTTGGTTCATCGGGAGAGATTGTCTCAAATTGAAACGGTGCGACAAAAAGACTTTCACGCGAATTTGAGTGAATCTCGATTGAAGATTGCTGGTTGTCTCCCTGATACTCTTTCCCGTTATGGGAATGGGAGGCTGCGTTATCATGGGCACTACTACAGAGCCCGGAGCCCTCACTTTGTTGGAAGGTCTGAGTGGCGTTCCGGATTATTTCATGACGACAATCGCTCGACCGGAGTTGATCAGCGAAGGGATACTTCGCTTTCCCTGCTGCCTGCAGGACGCAGGTGTTTTGATTCCTCAAGTGTTTTTGCGAGTGCCCGTTCTTCGGGTAGCCGCAAACGCGCGACTGGCGATGCAATACACCGCCGAACTCTACAACGATCAGATGATGATGAGCGGAAGGATGATGTGCTGAGGTCATTGGACGACCTCGGGCAAAAAATCTTCGGCTTTCAGTTCGATGTTTTTCTCTCGCGCGTAGTCGAGAAGCTTGCGGTGATGTCTTTGCGGGATGACACCGCCAGTGCCGCCTTTTGCGCGCGTATACTGCCAACGATACGGTGCCGTTGATGCTGCGCCAGTGATCTCCGCCACGATGGCGGGGCCACCTAATTTCTGAACTATCGTGCGTGCGGGCTCCATACCGCGCGCAATTTCGGTTTTTCCGAAACCTTTGTCAATAGGGAATTTCGGATTTTCCGCATTGAGCGCCTTCTGAATTTCGGAAATGAAGGCGGCTATGGACCTAAGACGTGAAATGGAGCGGGCTTTCGAGCGCCGGCCGGACAAAAAGAAGTCCGAGCTGGCCCAAAAGCTCGGATTACAGCCCTCCGCAGTGTCCGATATGCTCGACAAGCAAAAGCCAAGGCGCATTCGGGAGAAGGAAATCCCCATTATCCGCCGTTATTTGGAACTTGACCCCGTGGTCCCTATCGTGGGGACCGTAGGGGCCTCCGCAGAGGCATATTTCTACGGGGAAGCGTCGGATAACCCCTCAGAGGTGGTTCAGGCGCCCCAGGGAGCCTCGCCAGACACGGTAGCGGTTGAAATCCGGGGTGAGAGCCTCGGGGCCGGTTTTAACGGATGGTTGGCCTTCTATGACGACCGGCGGGAACCCATCACATCCGACCTTATGGGCCGGCTGTGTGTGGTGTCCCTCCCCGATGGCCGGGTACTGATCAAGATACCCAAGAAAGCCAAAACCAAGGGCCTATATCACTTGTTTTCCAATATCGGGGGCGAGCCTATTCCGGACGTGGAAATCGAATGGGCGGCGCTAGTGAAGCTGATAGGGCCCAAACCGTGAGACTGGCAGTTTTGCCCACGGCTGCATTGTTCTTTGCCGGAACCACTGTGGCTGCACTGCCCTATTTCGATACCGGGAATGACCTTTGGGAACGCTGCCGGACCCCCGATTCTGTTGTTTGCACGGCCACAATTTCCGGTGCGTACGATATGATGAGTGCGCTGGGCTACAAATGCCGCGACAAAGGGGTCAACCGAGGCCAGGTTAGGGATGTGGTTCTAAAATACATGCGAGAAAACCCACAGGATCGTCATGTGCCGGCGGTCTTCCTGATAGCCATTGCCGGCGAAACACTCTTGGGCTGCAAGCGAGACTAAAAGAAACCCCCGAAAACCCGGGGTTTTTATTTGCCCAAAAATAATTTCGGAAATTCCGAAGCACCCTATTGCATTTCTGAAAAACCGAAAGTATTCTCCCTCCATCAGATTACGAAGACCCCGATGGAGGCGAGAGATGGCACCCCGAGACATCATTCAGGAAACCACCAAGAACTGCATCGAAGACCAGAACACGTCGGCTGCTTTCGCTGCAGACGCAGAGTGGTTCATGGCTCAGCCGGAAAACTACTTGGCGGCTGCCATCCACAAGCAGGAACAGTCCCGCGTCTATCACGACGCGGCTTGGGATCGCCTCGCGCTCCTCATCGGCGCCGCCTAACACACACCCGCTCATTGAAGGTGAATGGAAATGATTGAGAACTGCGTTGCCCTTCCCGAGCAAGAACAAGCAGCTCGTCAGCCTCAACCGCTTCCCGCATTCACTCCGGGTCCGTGGT